GCGCTGAACAAGACCGCGACCGGCATTCAGCAGCTTTCCACGATGGCGGCTCAGCGGGTCGAGACCATCGCGCGCTACATGGCGAGTGGGATCGAGGACATGGCGGCGATCCTGCACGAGCTGGTGCTCAAATCGGGCCATCAGCGCGAAGTGATCCGACTGCGCGGCAAGTGGGTCGAGGTGGACCCGGCCGAGTGGCGCAATCGTTATGATTTCCGCATCTGCGTCGGGTACAGCGCGGGCAATAAGGACGCGCAGATGGCGCGGTTGCAGATGATCGCCGGCTTCCAGAAAGAAGCCGCTGCGGGCGGCGTGCCGATCGTGCAGCCGCAAAATCTGTATGAGACTGCGATCGAGCTGACGAAAGCGGCGGACTTTTCGTCTCCGGAGCGATTCTGGACCGATCCGGCTACGGTTCCGCCGCCGCCCCCGCCGCAGCCCGACCCGACCGTGATGGCGGCTGAGGGCGTGCGTGCGCAGTCCTCGCTGCAGACCAAGCAGCTCGAGGTATCGCAGCGCGAGCGCGACAGCGAACGTGACTTTGCGATCAAGAAGTACGAAATCGACACCAAGGCGCAGACCGACCTGCAAAAGCAACGCGAGCAGGCCGAGCACGCCGCGCAGCTCGAGGGTGTTCGCGGAACGGTCCAGGCGGCACTCAAGCAGCGCGACGGCGAGCAAGCGGCAGCGAGTCGCGAGCGAGAGCTGGCGCTGAAGCAGCAGCCCGCGCTCGAGGTGGCCGGTCAGGTGCAGCAGCTTGCGCAGCGCCTCGAGGATGCAATTGGATCGCTACAGGGCGCCTTGCAGGTGGTGCTGACGGCCAAGCGGACGATTCGGCGCGGCAAGGATGGCAAGGCCGAGGGCGTAGATATCGTCGGGCCTGACGGGGCCGTGATCGCGCAGCAGTCGATTGTGAAGGGTGCCGACGGGCGCATTGTCGGGGTGCAGTAGTGGACCTGCAGGATCAAGTGGATCGCGGCGCCAAGGCCCAGCGGCTGCTCGCAGACCCGCTGATAGGGGAAGCCTTCGATGCGGTGCGGGCGGCGATTCATTCGCGATGGGAACAGACGCCATTGCGCGATACGGAAGGCGCGCATGAATTGAAGTTGATGATCAAGCTCTTGGGCGACGTGAGGGCGGTATTCGAGCACGCTGTGACGGACGGGAAACTGGCCGCCGCAGAACTCGAGCGGATTAACAGTCGCGTTGTATCGCCGGCGGAATTCATCGCCCGGCGCAGGTGATTTATGGCAAATGAAACGGCCGAGCAACCCACAGCGGACTCGGGCAAGGCGCCGATCGAGGATCGGGTCGCCAGCATCTTCGACGGGACTTCGCAGCCAGCGCCAGAGACTGACGCGGAGCCACGAGCCGCTGAAGAAGTCACGGAGGAGGCCGCATCGCTCGAGGAGTACTTCGAGTACGACTACGAGGGCGAACGGTATCTTCTCCCGAAGAAACTGGAAAAAGCGGTCATGCAGGAGCGCGACTACACGCAGAAGTCGCAGCGACTGGCCGACCAGGTCCGGCAGGCGGAATTGCGAGATCAGCAATTGCGCATCGCCGGATACGAGCAGGAGTTCCAGCAAGGCGTCGCCGAAATCACGAGGAAGCTCGCGATGTTCGACGAAGCACTGGAACAGGCCAAGGCCACGCCGTGGGCCACGATGAGCACGGATGAGGTCATCCGCCGCAAGTTGGAACTCGACCAGTGGAAGGAGCAGCGTGAGGCGCTGTCCCGCCAAGTCGAGTCCAAGCGGCAGGAATGGCGTCAGAAGTTCGAGGCGGACATGCAAAAGTACCGCACGGACTCGATGGACGCGCTCAGGAAGCGCGTTCCGGCATGGTCGGATGACATCGCCAAGGAAGTGCGTGCACATGCCTTGGGGAATTACGGGCTGTCGGAGGCCGAGGTCAACAGCATCATCGACCCGCGCCACGCCGAGATCCTGTACCACGCATACCTGTATGCGCAGGCACAGAAGAAGGCGGGCGAGGCGGTGAAGAAGGTCAACGCCCCGATCAAGTCCTCGTCGTCCACGCCCATGCCGCAGCAGGTCAAGGACAGGTTGAACTATCGCAAGGCGATGCAGAAGGCAGCCCCTGGCTCGCAAGAGCGCAAGGCGCTGGTTCAGGATCGCATTGCGAAGATTTTTGGAGCGAACTGATGTCACAAGTTACGGGTACTACCTGGTCGGATTCGGTTGCGAATTCGATCTCGATGAACACGAACCTCGCCGAGGACGTGGAGAGCACGATATGGGAGCTTGATCCCATGGATACGTGGGCGCTCACGAATCTCGACAAGGTGAGCGCGGAAAACCGTTTCCACGAATGGCTGGGCGACCAGCTCGCGGCGGCGACGGCGAACATCAACATCGAAGGCGATGACGTGGGCTTTGCGACGGCGCAGGCCGCGAAGCGGTATGGCAACTACTGCCAGATCGTCAGCAAGACGTTCATCGTGTCGGACACCCTCGAGGAGCAGCGCAAGCATGGCCGCTCCACCGAGACGGGCCGACTCGGCACCAAGTTGATGAAGGAGCTGAAGCGAGACTTCGAGTACGCGATGGTGCGCAATCAAGCATCGTCTGCGGGCGGTGCGGGCACGGGTCGCGCGATGGCTGGCATGGAGTCGTGGATCGCGGGACCGACTGCGACCACGGCTAACACGGCGGCCAATGCCGTGACGGCCACGACCAACTCGACGGCATCCACGACTCCCGGATTCTCGGGCTCCACTGTGGTGGCGCCGACCGACGGCACGGCGGGCGCGTTGACGGAAGGCTCGGTCAAGGCGGCTCTGCAGGGCGCGTGGGAGGACGGCGGCGATCCGCGCGTCATCCTCGTGGGCGCCAAGCAGAAGAACGTCATCGACGCCTTCGCTGGCGTGGCGACCCGGATGGTTGACATCAACCGGACGCAGCAGGCGTCGATCATCGGGGCGGCGAACCTCTATGTGTCGAGTTTCGGCTCGCCGCATGTGGTCACGCTGTCGCGCTATGTCCGGGATTCGGTGGTGCTGTGCATCGACCCGGATTACTGGGCCGTGGCGTTCCTGCGTCGCCCGCGCGTGGTGTCGCTCGCCAAGACGGGTGATGCCACGAAGAAGCTGCTCGTGAGCGAGGGCACGCTGGTGTGTCGCAATCCGAACGCCTCGTCGAAGGTCGTGGGTTGCAGTTAATCGGCTGGGGCGGTCTCACGGGAGGCCGCCCCGTTTTCTGAAGGCGGTTGCATGGCTGAATTCCTGGACTACGACCCGGTGCGCGGGCTGTTGCAGACCGAGGCCGTCGAGGATGGGCGGCACAAGATCCACTACCAGCAGGATGTCGAACCCGTCCTCGAGCTGACCAAGATCGAACGCAACGAGGGCGCGACGGACGACGGCATCGGCCGCGACCTATGGCTCTATGCGCGCGTGCCGCCCGTGGTGATCCTGAAACTCAAGTTCGAGCACGGCGTGGATATCTACAAGAAGGACCATCTCAAGCGCGCGTTCGATCTGATCAACGAGCACTACCCGTATTGCAAGACGACCTTCAAGCATCACGATCTCAAGGGGAAGGGGTGGGGGCTGTAATGTCGGCGGTCATGGAAGTGGAACCTGGTAAGGCGCTCGAGGTTGTGGCCGATGCGCAGCATCCTGCTGTCGCTCAAGCGAACAAACTCATCGAGGCTGGGAAGTTCGAGCAGGCGGCAGGGTTGCTTGAACAGCACTTGCTGTACTTCCCCAATGACGCGCAGGCGCTCACGATTCTGTCAACGGTGGTCAAGAAGGCCAACAAGTTCCCGATTGCCTATCATTTGGCGACGAGGGCGACGCAGTTGCGACCCGATCGTTCAGAGACCTGGAGCAGCCTTGGGCACGCCGCGCAGCGGCTGTGGTTGATGGACGAGGCGGAAGTCGCCTATCGCAAGGCGATTGCGCGCGCGCAGTCTGACAAACAGAAGGCGCTCTACTTCAACAATCTCGCGTCCATGCATCTCGACATGGGGCGGTTCGAGAAGGCCGAGAACGTACTGCGCCAGTCCCTTGCGATTGCGCCAGATGATCGGATGGCGCGCCACAACATGGGCCTTGCGTTACTGGCGCAGCGCAAATGGGTCGAGGGCTGGCAGAACTATTCCGCTTCAATTGGCACCGAAAGCCGCCGCGACGTGCGATATCGCAATCCGCCCGAACCGACGTGGGACGGAACGAAGGACAAGACCGTTGTCGTTTATGGCGAGCAGGGCCTGGGCGATGAGATTTGCGCGGCTTCCATGTTGCCGGATGCGATCCTTGACAGCCGCAAGGTGATCGTCGATTGCGATCACCGGCTGGCCGGACTGTTCCGCAGGTCGTTCCCGCAGGCGAGCGTTTACGGTACGCGGTGGGCAAAGCCCGGCGATGGCAGCAAGTGGGCTGAAAAGACGACCGACATCGACGCTTCGATCTCGGCCTTTGAACTGGGCAAGTTCTACCGCAAGCGCACTGAGGACTTCCCCGGCACGGCCTACCTGATTGCCGATCCGGACCGGGTGACGATGTGGAAGTCACTGTGGGCGAGCAAGCGCAAGCCGACGATCGGCATCGCATGGTCGGGCGGCATTTGGGTGAATGCCGAGAAATACCGCCAGCTCCCGTTGCGCGAGTGGCAACCGATATTCGACGCTGTGGATGCTCATTGGGTGAGCTTGCAGTACAAGGACGCCAGCGCGGACACAGCGGGCACTGAGGTGGTGCAGTACGAATACGCGACGCTGACCAAGGATTACGACGATACGGCGGCGCTGGTGGCGTCCTGCGATCTCGTGATCGGCATGCAGACATCGGTCATGCACCTGTGCGGTGCACTCGGTGTCGAGGGCTGGACGCTGATCCCGCACACTTCGCAATGGCGCTATGGCGAGGACTACACGGATATCCCGTGGTATCGGTCCCTGAAGATTTACCGACAGAAGGATCTATGGGCGCCGGTGGTTCAGAAGATTGCCGCCGACCTGAAGGAGCGGTTTAAGTGAAGCCTCTCATCTCCGATGGTTACAGAACGCAGCAAGAGGCGCTGCATGCGGCAGGGAACTATGGTGTTGCAAGCAAGCACTATGCGCCGCTCGTAACCGAGATCGTCAATCGGCTGCAGGTTCAGCATCTGCTCGACTACGGATGCGGCGCGATGATGAATCTCGTCAAATGCATCCGGCCTGATCACAAGATGAAATACCAGGCTTACGATGCCGGGGTGGCAAAGCTGGCCGGCATGCCGGTGCCGGCCGAGTTAGTGTGCTGCGTCGACGTACTCGAGCACATCGAGCCAGACCTGCTGGACAATGTGCTCGACCATCTGGCGAGCCTTACGGAAGTCGTCGGGTTCTTCACGGTTCACACGGGACCGGCGGTCAAGGTTCTATCAGATGGGCGCAACGCGCATTTGATCCAGCAGCCCATGGAATGGTGGCTCCCGAAAATCATGGAGCGATTTGAGCTGCAGACCGCGCAGCGCACGAACGAGCATGCGTTCCATGTGATCGTGCATCCAAAGATGCGGCTCATCGAGACCCCGGAAGGCGGCAAAGCAGCGTGAACACGGTTCGCTTATTTATCGGGTTCGACCCGAGGGAGGCGGCTGCCTATCACGTCTGTGCGCAGAGCATTATCGAGCGATCCAGCCTGCCGCTGGCGATTACGCCGCTGCACTCGGCGAACCTTGCCGGGTTCGATGGACAGAAGGACGGCAGCAATGCGTTCATCTACTCGCGCTTCCTCGTCCCCTACCTGTGCGATTTCAGCGGCTGCGCGATCTTCATCGACGGCGACATGGTGGTGAATGCCGACATCGCCGAGTTGTGGGCCCTGCGCGAACGGTTTGCGATGAATAAAGCATGCGCGGTCGTCAAGCATGATTATGCGACGCAGCATCCGCGCAAATACCTCGGCACACCGCTTGAGACCGGCAACGAGTCCTACCCGCGCAAGAACTGGTCGAGCGTGATCCTGTGGAACTGCGGGCACTATGCCAACCGCATCCTGACGCCTGAGCTTGTCGCCGAGGCATCGGGCAAGCAGGTTCATCGGTTCGAGTGGCTGCGCGATGAGCAGATCGACGATCTTCCCGGTGAATGGAATCATCTGGTCGGTGAGTATCCGGAGAAAGAATCCAAGCTCTATCACTTTACGCTCGGCGTGCCAGGGTTTGAGCGCTATGCCCGCGATGAGGGCGCCGTACTGTGGCACGAAGCGCGTGAGCGAATGAACCACCTGGTAGGTGTGTAATGGCCGTCATCACCAATTATGCGACGTTACAGACTGCGGTCGGCGATTACCTTGCGCGCTCTGATCTCACGTCGTGGCTGCCCAATTTCGTGCAGAATTGGGAGGAGCGGTTCTACAGGGACTCAAAGAATTGGGCCTCGTGGATGGAGTCTGCGCTCAATGTTGCGATCTCCGGTGGCGTTGCGGCTGTTCCCGCCGGCTATCTCGGGCTCAAGATCGCTTACATCAGCGGGCAAACATCGTTGCCGCTGAAGCGCGTGTCACTGGCGCAGTTGTACGCGCGGTATCCTCGATCGGGTGGATCTGGCACGGCGGCCTACATCGCGCGTAACGCGGGGAATTTCGAGTTCGGCCCGATTGCTGAAGACGGCACGCTCGTGGGCACCTACTACGCCAAGCAGACAAACCTGCGCACCGATTCGGACGGATCGAACTGGCTCACTCTCAATGCGCCCGATCTTGCCTTGTATGGCGCGCTGTTGGAAGCCGAGCCGTTCCTCAAGAACGATGCTCGCATCGAGGTGTGGCGCGTGTTCTACGCCGATGCGCTCGCGGCCTATCGTTCGCAATTCAAGGAGGAAGAATATCTCGCGCCGATGACGGTGGTGGTATGAGTGAGTCGGACGGCCGGATATTCTTCAAGGAATGGCTGCCCGATCTGCCTGATTTGGACAATCCGGGATTGACAGAGGCACGCAACGTCCTGCCGGTCGGCGGAACCTATATTGCCTTTAAGCCGTTGGCATCGGATGCAGCCAGCGCGGTGCTGCCTGCCAGGCCGACGGGATATATCCGCACGCCTTCCGGCGACTCGCAGACAATGCTATATGCCGGGGTATTAGCCCGGCTCTATGTCAGTACTGATATGGCGGCCTTTACCGCGCTGTCTGCGACGCTTGCCGGTGGTGCCAACGGGTGGTCATTTGCGCGCTATGAAAACCGCGTCATAGCGACTGGTTACGGCGAGCCGGCGCTGCAACACACGATTGGATCAGCATCGAATTTTTCGACGCTTGGCAGTACGGCAGGAACATCACCCAAGGCGCGTCTGGTTGGTGTCATCGGCCAATTCGTGATGCTCGGTGACACGGATGAATCGGTTAATGGACAGGTGCCCCATCGCGTGCAGTGGTCTGGCATTGATCTGCCGGCCAGTTGGCCGACTGCCAATAGCGCGACGGCCATTGCACAGCAAGCCGGAGAACAGTTCTTGCCGGCAGAACTCGGGCCGGTCAAGGGGATTGCCGGGGGCGACCAGTACGGCGTCATCCTGCAACAACGCGGCATCACGCGCGTGACCTACGTCGGCGGCAGCGTCGTGTTCCAGTTCGACCGCATCAGCGACAAGGTCGGCTGCATGTTCCCGCGCTCTATCGTGCAGGTCGGCCGTGATACGTACTTTGCAGACGTTTCTGGCTTCTACGTGACCAACGGCGTAGAGGTTGTGTCGATCAGTGACCTGAAGGTGACCAAATACTTTCAGGACCATCACGCACAAGAGAATCCATACAAGGTCGTAGGCGCCGTCGATCCGGTGCGGCATTTGATCTATTGGGCGTTCCCTACGGCATTCGAATCTCCGTTTACGCCGACCGACATGCTTGTCTACAACTACGTGGAGAAACGATGGAGCCTGGTGGTCCAGCTCACCGAAGGGCCTATCAACGTCATTGGCCCGGACAATGCCGCGGTGTCCTCGCACATTCTCTACGGGTTCAACTCGGCAACGCTCGGGACATCGTTCACGGTCAATGCTTTCAGCGGAACGGTTGGCACGGCCATCCTGACAACCGGAGAGGCAGAATGGAATCCAGGCGGATATGCCAGGGTGCAGGGAGTGCGGCCATACGTCGATGTAACGGCCAATGCGGTCACGGTCGCGGTGGGATCGCGCAACGATCAGCAGTCGGCAGCTACCTACACGGCGGAAACGACCGCCGACAGCCGCAGTGGATTTTGCGGCTTTCGCAATGAGGCCCGCTACCACAGGGCACGCATCACGATTACCGGAACGTTCAACGCAGCTCAAGGGTTGGAGTTTCAGGTAGTGCCATCAGGAGCAACGTGATCGAGATATTCACCGGACAAGTGCACACGCTCGATCATGTATGGCCGCATGTCGTCCCACATGTGAGTCGCTTCTGCGAAACGACGCAACTCACGACTCCGGAGAGAATTCGGAGCGACATCGAAAGTGGCATCAAGCAGTTGTGGGCCGCGTCGAGTGACGGCTCGGTGGTTGGCGTCCTTGTCACTGAAGTCTACGAGTCGGGGCGAGGTAACGTGTGTTGCATATGGGCGGCATGCGGCTCGGTGGGCACGGCAGAACTGCGTCCGGTATTCGCGCACGTCGAAACATGGGCGCGAGAAATAGGCTGTACGGTGCTTGAGGTGCGCGGCAGGCGTGGATGGAAGCGCGTACTGCCGGATTTCATTGAAACGGGTGTACTGCTAGAAAAGGACTTGCGCGATGCTCGTATTCATTGAGGGTGCGGAATGAACTTCGGCGGCCTGCTGTCTCCCAACTACCAGACGCCGGGATTTCGTATCCCCGGCAATTCCCCGCTCGCGCCCATGGGGCAAGGGGCTGTTCCGACGGCCTATCAACCGGGGCCTTACGGATTGCTGGCGCGGCAGATGGCGGGCAACGTGACGTTGCCGCCGATCAACGCCGTACCAGGCCGTTCTTCGGACGGATCATCGACGGGCGGGAACCTCGGTGGGGCATTGGGCGATCTCGCGCAAATCAATAACAACACGGGCAACCCGCTTGGGAACCTGCTTGGCGGGGCACCGAGCCTTGCCGAGTTCGGATCGGGCGCTGCGGCCAATGGCGCGCTTGCGGACGCGGGCTTCGGCGGATCATCTGCTGCCTTTTTGGGTGGCGAGGGGACGGGTGTCGGGACGGGCGCATTGACGCCGCTTGCTCCGGCGGGCGCCTTGGGCTTAGGGGCTTTCGGATCTGGGGCTGCGGCGAACTCTGCATTGCTTGGCGCTGGCTTTGGCGGATCGAGCGCAGGATTCCTCGGAGGGGCCGGGACAGGCATTGGAAGCGGGGCGCTGACTCCGCTGGGTGCTGCGGGCGGCTCGAGCGCTGTCGGCGGTTCGGGCGCTGCGGGGGCCTTGTCGGGCGGGTTGAGTGGCGCAGCGACGGCGATCCCGGCCTTCGGCGCTGCGCTCATTGGCATGAACGCACTGGCGAACCAGACAGAGAAGAAATACGCCGACATCGATGCGACGAAGAACGCAATCATCCAATCCGGCAAGGACTACGGGCTCGGCTTGTTGTTGCCGTTCGGCCTGAATACGACCGGCAAGAGCGGATCGCGCGCCACCAACAGGCGCAGCGACGGCAGTCATCGAGCCTATGAGAGTCTGGTGGTGCTGCCAAACGGCAGGCAGCTCGACATAAGCGGCTCTGATGGGCGTTCGCTGGTGGCGGCTTTCAAGACGGGCAATGCGGACAAGATCAAGGCGGAAATTGCCTCCTTGGTCGATTCCAACGCCGGATGGGGTATGGGGGATTCGATGTACAGCGACCCGTCCGTGTACACCACGAAATACTGGACTGAGGGTTAATCTATGGCTGGCGGCGGAAGCTCAAGCGGTGGCGTGACTCGGATCGAGCCGCCGTCCTATCAATTGCCGTACCTGCAGGGCGGGCTGTCGGCAGCGCAGAATCTGTACAACCAGAATATCCAGCCTGTCGGATTCTCGCCGCAGACGGAAGCGGCGCTGCAAATGCAGGAGACTCGCGCGCGCGACGGGTCGCCAGTCAATGCCGCTGCGCAGAACTACGCCACGCAGACGCTTTCGGGCGGATTCCTTGGGGCGAACCCGTACCTAGATCAGATGTTCAATCGCGCGGCGCTCGGCACGCAGAACCAGCTCGCAAGCGAGTTTGCGCGCTCTGGTCGCAACGTCGATGCGGCAGAAGGAATGCGCAGCCAGCAATTGAACGATCTGGCGACCAACATCTACGGCGGGGCCTACGATGCGGAGCGCAATCGTATGCAGGGCGTCCTGCCTTATGCGCCGACGCTCGCCAACCAGGACTACCTCGACATCCAGCAACTCGGCAATGTCGGCTCGCAGGTCGAAAATCTCGCCTCGCAGATCCAGAACGCGCCGAATGCCTCGCTGGATCAATACCTGTCGCGCGTTCGCGGCGGGGACTATGGATCGAGCCAGCGACAGACGCAGAGCGGTTCTCGGCTCGGTGGCGCGCTCGGCGGCGGCATGCTCGGATCGTACTATGGACCGTGGGGTGCGCTCGGCGGGGCCGTGCTCGGCGGCTTGCTGTCGTAAGGAGGGATGATGCAATCCATTTTCCCCGGCGAATCCGGCGGGATTCCCGACGAACTGTTGAAACAGCGATTCCCTTGGCTCGGCGGTATTTTCTCGCCACAGCCGCAGCAGGATCGTTTCCA